TTGGGCATCCTGAAGGCTGCGCGGCGCGTCTGCATGTATGTCCGCACCTTGTACCGGTGGGCAGCAGCGGAAGACGTGGGCTTGCTACCTCGCAACCCGGTCGCCAACTTCAGGATGCCCAAGGCTCCGCAGGGCGAGCACGAGGTGGTGGTGATCCCTCGGGAGGAGATCGCCCTTGTCCTTGTGGCCCTGGAGGCAAAAAGCCGTAGGCGCGGTGCGAACTGGGCTCTGTTCGCGGAGTTCATGCTTCAGACGGCACTACGAACCGGTGAGGTCAGAGCGATCAAATGGGCCGACATTGACGGCGAGCGGGTACTGATCCACAGCAACTACACCTTGACCCACGGCCACAAGAACAGCACCAAGACCAACAAGAAGCGTTGGGTGCCTCTTAATGCCAGAGCACAGGAGATTTTGCGCCAGCTTGCGCAAGACAACGAGTATGTGTTCCCGTGGAACCGGTTTTCGTTTCAGAGCTTCTTCTATGACCGAATGAGTGAGCTGCACAGCGCGGGGCTGATCAAGAAGCGCTACCGGCCGTATGACCTACGGCACGTTGCGATCAGCCGCTGGCTAGAGGCTGGCATCCCGGTGACGCAAGCCGCCAACTGGGCCGGAAATACGTCGGAGGTGATCTGGAAGCATTACGCCGCAACGACTGCGGAATATGAGATGCCAGTGCTGTAAGGCGGGCAACTTAGATCAACTGCTCGGCCACCATGACGCCAGAGGAACTTGCGGGCCTAGCCATTGCCTTACTGGCTGGCTCCGAGCTGCTCAGCTACATCCCTGGCGTCAAAGCCAACGGTTGGGTGCAACTGGTGCTGGCAGCCCTTCGGGGTATCGCCGCCGCTGCTCAGGTTGAGCAAAACAACAAGCGCAAGCGCCGCTGAGTCATGGTCGAAATCGTCGCTGCTTTGGCAGGTGCTGTCCTAGCCATTGGGGCAGGCGGCGTTGGTTCCTTTATGCGCAAAGACGAGGAAGCCTCAAAGGCTGTGATCCGCCTGACCGCCGCTGTGGAGCACATTGCTGGTGAAGTCAGCCTGCTGCGCACTGAGATCAAGGAAGACCGGCAAGAGCTATACCCCCGCTTGAACGCGATTGAACAGCGCCTAGCTGTGCTGGAGACCAAGATATGAGCATCATTCAGCTGCGCGATGCGGCCAAGCACTTCAAGCAGCTGCCTCATCAACTCGCTGCGTGGGATTGGCTGCAGGAACACTTGGACGCTGACACGCTCAAGCAGTTCGCGGAGCTGTATCGCGCTGATCCGGCCATCAAGCAACCGCTGCCGCCGACCTGGCTAGCGCCTGCCATGAAGATTATCCGTGAGTTTGAAGCCTGCAAGCTGGAGGCCTACCGCTGTCCAGCTGGTGTGCCCACCATCGGCTGGGGCACAACACGGCTGATGGATACGCCGGTGCGCATGGGCGACAAGATCAGTCAGGCCCTAGCGGATGAGCTGCTGCAAAACGAGGTAGAGAACCTCTTCGGCCCTGGCGTGCTGCACCTGCTGCCGCTGGCCAAGCAGTGGAAGCCAAATCAGGTCGCGGCCATCATCAGCTTCGCCTACAACCTCGGTCTTGGGGCTTTAGAGGATTCCACGCTGCGCAAGCGGCTGCTGGCTGGGGAAGATTCCTGCACCGTCGTGCGGGAAGAGCTACCGCGCTGGGTGCATGCCGGGGAAGCTGTGCTGGCTGGGCTAGAGCGGCGCCGCGCTGCGGAGGTGGCCCTGTTCTGCGGTGATCAGCGTTTGGGCGTGCCCGCACAGCAAAAGCCCAACACACCGCTGAAGGTGCCCTACTACAGCCAGCGCGATTCCACGGTGGCGGGCCAGGCCAATCGGATGTGCTTCTCCAGCAGTTGCGCCATGCTCGTCTCCTTTCTGCGGCCTGGTGTGATCACCGGTCCTGCGGCCGACGATCAATACCTCAAGACGGTGCAGCGCTTTGGCGATACCACCGACGTGAATGCCCAGCTCAAGGCGTTAGCGCACTACGGCGTCAAGGCTCGCTTCAAGCAAGACGCCGGTTGGGATGACCTGCAGCAGCAGATCGCACGTTCAGTGCCGATCCCCTGCGGATTCCTGCATCACGGCACCAGCGCCAAGCCCACTGGCGGCGGCCATTGGCTCACCGTGATTGGCATCACCAAAGGTCACGTCATCGTCAACGATCCCTTTGGCGAGCTGGACGTGGTGCGCGGCACCTACCTCAACAGCAAAGGTTCAGGGCTGCCCTACAGCAAGGCGAACTGGGGGCCACGGTGGCTGGTGGAAGGACCGCGTTCCGGCTGGTGCATCATCGCGGAGCCATGAGGAACGTGAACATCAGCCAGCGCATTCAACCTGGCCTGTGGAAGGTCCACCGCAAAGACACCGGCGTGGTGGTGTGGATGGCGATGGCCAACGGCATCACCTACCTCAGCTATCACGAGGAGCAAACCCGCCTCTGGCTCAGCCGTGAGCTAGACGATCCGGAACCGCTCGATGCGGCATGAAAAAGCCCCCGGCATGACCACGGGGGCAGGTTGAACATCCGACCTAGCTTGCCGGCTTGTCACTTCTTAAGCCTTTCGCCACCATCATGCACTCAAACATCACTTCAGCTTGCCAGCGTTGTTGATGTTCAATGCAGTAACCAAGGCCACACACCCGCCACTTGATCCCATCCTGTGTAGTGACCTGATTGATGACAGGTTCACTCACCGGAATACTTAGCGCAACCTTCTAGGTTCCCGCTATGGCGTGGGGAGAGTGGATGGTGCCCCAGCCAGGACCGGAGCACTTGCTCACGCTGGAACAGCAACGGCGTGCCGTTGATGGCTACACGCTGCCGCAGGCCAAGGCCATGCTGCTGCGCCTATGCCAGCTGTCCCTGCATCAAGACCTGATCATCCGAGGTGCTACGCGGCGGATCGCAGAGCTTGAATGCACTCTTGCCCTTGCAGACCGCCAAGCTTAAGCCTGAGGGTTGTCATGGCTCGGTTGTGCATCTGCTGCGTGGCCTGACGGCTCACCTGCAGCTCAGCACCGATCTGTTCGTAAGGCTTCGGCAGGCGGGTGCTGCCGAAATAGCGGCTGCGGATGATGTGCTGGTGCTCGGGGGTCAGATCGTTGATGGCTTCATGCAGCGCATCACTGAACTCTTGCAAGTCATCGAGTTGTCCATCGGTGCTGCGTGGATCAGCCACCACATCCATAAACTCGCCGTACTTCTCACCGCCTGGCATCTTCTGATCCAGGCTCAAGACGCTGGCGTTGTGGTTGAGGTAGCCGAGCAGCGTTTGCTTCTGGATCCCGCAATGCTTGGCCACATCGGCCAGCGGTGGCAGCTTGCCCTGCTCCCGCATGTGCAGCTGCATGTAGTCCATCGCTTTGCGCAGCTGATCATTGGCCTGCATCGGCAGGTGGATGATGCGGCTGTGGCGGTTGATCGCCCGCGTGATGCCCTGGCGGATCCACCAGTAGCAATAGGTGCTGAACTTGTAGCCCAGCGCCGGCTCAAATTTGAGGATGGCGGAATCGAGGCCAATCAGACCTTCTTGAATCAGGTCTTCAAGGGTCAGCGTGCCGCTGTACTTCTTGTATTTGCCGGCCACATTGACGGCCAGGCGAATGTTGGAGAGAAAGAAGCGATCACGAGCGCGGCGCCCTTTGTTGATGATGCCCTTCTGCTGTTTGGTGGGCTTTTGAGGGTCACCGATGGCGAGCCAGGCCTGCACCTGACGGGCCAGGGTGATCTCTTCGGCAGCTGTGAGCAGGGGATAGCGGCGGGAGTGCTGGATGATCCAATCGACGCAAGTGCCAGGCGTAGCCATTGGCAGCAGTGTGGGGGAGAAATGGCTAGTGTTTGGGCCTAGACCTTTTTCGAGGGCTAGGCGGAACCGTAGAGGCAGGCTGCGGTAAGGGCGGCACCGCGTGAGGACCGCCCACCTGCCACCTTTTTGCTCAGACCGTGGCCAAGGTCACGGTGTGCTCTTGGTCCTGGTATTTGCCAGCGCGGTCTTCGTAGCTGACCGAGCAGGGATCGCCTTCAAAGAAGAGCAGCTGACAGATGCCCTCGTTGGCATAGATGCGGCAGTCCGCACCGGAGGAGTTGGAAAACTCCAGGGTGAGGTGACCGCGCCAGCCAGCTTCAGCGGGGGTCATGTTGGCGATCACACCCATGCGGGCATAGGTGGATTTGCCGAGGCAGATCACCGTGACGTTGGGCGGCACGCAGAGCTTCTCTAAGGCGACACCCAAGCCGTAGCTGTGGGCTGGCAGCACGAAGTAGCGGCCGCGCTCATCGCTTTGCAGCTCGACGTTGCGCAGGTTGTCCGGGTTGAACGCCTTGGGGTCCATGATTGTGCCCGGCACATGCTGAAACACGCGGAAATCAGCAGGTGACAGGCGGATGTCGTAGCCGTAGGAGCTGCAGCCGTAGCTGAGCACCTTGTGGCTGGCGATCTGCCGGATCAAGGTGGGTTCAAACGGCTGGATCATGCCGGCGTCAGCGCGGACGCGAATCCAGTGGTCAGCTTTGATCACAGGGCTTCTCCGCGTGCTTTGCGGGCCAGCACCCATGCGGCAAACGCCACGATCAAGCTGGCGGTTTGGTTGTTGATTGGTGCCGCGTGGGGGTAGCTATCACGCCACCACTCAGCCAGTAGATCTTCAAGCGTCGGCGTTGTCGTCGTCATGGGGTTGGGTGAGAAGGCCGGTGTAGGTGGATTTGAGCGGGTCGCCGTTGGGGAGATCAGCGCGGCCGCTGGCTTCGTAGGCAGCGTCTAGGCGGTCTTGCCGCGCTTGCTGCTCAATCGGGTTGCAGTCGGGGTTCATCAGAAGGGCATCGAATTGGTGGATTCGGCCTTGGCCTTTTGATCGCTCACCGCCAGCAGCAGGTAGTCATTGCCGGCTTTGCTGGTGCGGGGGCGCAGGTTGGCGCGGAGCTGCACGCAGGGTTGGCCTTTGTCGTTGGCGACCGGGTTCTGCGTCAGCGCCCAGTTGTAGAGCTTTTCGATCTCTTCCACCGGTACATCCGAGGATGCCCAGTAGGCGCCTTCGGCTTTCTTGTCTTGGTTGCAGGTGAACCAAAGGGTGAAGGCATCAGGTGCGAAATCAGCCATGAGTCAGTTGATGGTGGGAAGGTTGAAGTAACGGCGCAGCGCGTCATGCACTGCACCGCTGGGGGTGAGCTGATGCTCATCCGCGTGTTTGCGGATCAGCTTCATCACGTCCGGCCAGAGGTGGGCGCAGACGGCCACGCTTTTGGTGCTGCGGGCGTACCGCCGCCTGGGCGTTACCGGCTTGCGTTCGCTAGCGCTAGTCATCAAGGGCACACCAGAGGTAGGGCGTGTTGCGGTGGGCATAGAAATCAACAGGGGCAATCGCTAAGCCTTCATCCTGCATGGCGATGAAACTGCGCAGTTGCAGCCAGCACGATTTCACCCGTTCATGCGAGCAAAAGCGGTATTCCGCCGGCACCGCATTGGCTGATTCGGCCCACTGCAGTGAAGTGCCGCAAAGTGCAGCAAGGTAGGCGCCTTGGTTATTCCTCAGCAGCCAATAAACCCGGTGCAGATACGGATCGCTGCAGGAGCTTGAGATCCGCTCGGATGCGTTGGAGGAGGACGCGTTTCGCGCAGTGATTGCCGAAGTACGTGAGCCTTGCATTAAATGCAGCTTCTGCATAAACGTCTGCTCCCGCCGATTCAATGCCTTCAATGGCATCGCATACATGCGCGTGAGCAAGTCGGATGTGCTCATCAGGCGGCAACGGCATTTAGCTGCTCCATCAGGAAGTCGCGGTGCGCGGCGGTCTTGATGTAGTCGGCGGCCTTCTTGTCGGGCGGCAGGCTGAACCGCTCTTGAAAGGCCAGCACGATCTGAGCGCGGCGTTCCTCGCTCACCTTGAGCACGGCCTGCACCAGCTCTTGCACCTCAGCGGCACTGAGCTTCTCGGGGTTCGGGGATGCCGGCTTCTTGGTAAGTGGCTTGCTAGCGCTAGCTGGTGCGGGCACGACAGAGGCGGCCTCTTCGCGCATCGGGTTTTCCACTTCGACCCGTGCCCACAGCTCATAGCCCAAGCCAAAGGCAAAGGCTGCGGCCGTGCAGAGGCAGCGGCGGTGCGTGTCGGTCAGTGTCCGCGCCGTGATCCGCTCGAACGGAATCGGGTTGTTGCGGTTGTCCATGCACGCCTGCGGAAAGTCCGGCGTTACCTGATCGCCATTGGCGAAGTAGCCAACGACATAACCGGAGCCATCCGGTGCACGCCACACATGGCCGCCATCGGGTGCGGCGCTGAGGGTGAACTGCCAGCCGGGTGCGTGAACGTGCAGCAGGTGGGCGATCTTCGCCCAGTTCACATAGTCAGCGGCATAGGAGCCGCTGCCCTTGGTGGAGATGTCATCGGGAGAGATGACCCCACCAAGTTGCGGGAAGTCGGTCATGGATGCGGTGGTATCGGGTGCCGCGTCGCTGCAGCACCCTTGCATCCTAGGCTAGCCAACGCTAGGGGTCAAGTCCTTGATCCATCGCCGCTAGTGCTTCGGCAACTGGATCGGAGCCGTTGATCGTGATCGCCTCCCATTCGCTCGGCGTCCACTGATGCCAGCCGCTCAGCACGTTGCGCAGTAGATCGCGCTGGGCGTTGGTCAGGCCTTGGCAGTGCTGCTCCAGCTCCTTCCATGCCACCGCCGGGCTCAGCTGCTTTTCCTTGGCAATCGCTTCAAACCGCGCTTGGTGTTCAGCGCTCAACGCCTTGGCAGCTTCCTCGGACAACGGCTCCGGTTGCTGCAACCACTCCGGCGGCTCCAGTTCGCCGATGAAATGCGAGAAGAACTCCGTAGCCCGCCATGGCCGGCCGTGGGCGTCAGTGATCGGCTGCGAATCTTTGAGTCGATCCTTCAGGCGCCGGTCGCTAACGCCGCTGTAGTCCCCTTCGGCCACCCGTGCATTGGCCAGCGCCAGCTGGATGAAGGTGAGCGGCTGCGGCTGATCGGTCTTGGCGTTCTGCAGCTTGTTGAAACTCGAATCGCGCACGGCGGGAAAGCCGGCCTGCTCACCCCACTCATGCAGCGTGCTGTGAATCCACCCATTGCGATTGCACCACGCCGTGAGGGTGCGACCAAAGCGCTGGCGGGCGGCTAGCGGTGGATGGCTGTAGCGGTCGTGATCCAATGCTTGTGCTTCGCTAGCGGCTAGCCTACCCCTAAGGATGGGCAGCCGCCTCCCCGGCCCTTAGCCGCACCTGCTGCACTGCTCCATCACTCACCACGACCCGATCCACCCATTGCGACAGCAGGCGCCGCGTCTGCTCCGGTGTCCTGGTCATCTCCGCCCACACCTGCGGTTGATCCAATGCCTCTAAGGCATCGCTCAGCGTGAAGCGGCTGCCGCCATCACTCACGCAGTCCTGCAGCAGCGTGCTCAAGCGCTGCTCCTTGCGCTCTATCACTTCCGCCAAGTCCGCATCCTCCAGCAACCGCAGATCACTGATCTGACCCTGCAGCTGTTTGATCTCGGGGCTGAGCCGCTGCTTCAGCCGCAACTCATCCACCACGCTGCTGTAGGCCAGCAGTTCCCGCTTCTCCCACAACCGCTGCAGCACTGCCTCCAGCACGGTCTCTTCCTTGATCCCTTTGTGCGGACGCACCGGGCACACCTCATGGGTGCAGCGCAGATAGATCGGCCCTGGCTGGCGCGGCTGGTGGTAGTGCATCAACCCGCCGCAATGGCCGCAATGCACCAAGCCGGTCAGCACCCGGCTGCGACGCTGGCGAATCGGCGTTGTGGACCGCACCCGCAGAGACTGCATCACCTGCTGGATCTCCACTTGCTCCTCGTGGCTCACCAGCCCTTCATGGGCGTGCGGGTGAATTTCCTCCACCTCGCCTGGCTTGTTCAGCAGCCGGCTTTTGTTGCCATCGGCATCCAGCTTCCAGCGAAAGGTGCCATACACGCGGCTGCCGGCAATCGCTGGATTCAGCAGCCAACGCCGCAGGCCCTCCAGGCTGCGAAACGCCTGCGCGCATTCCTTGTACTGATAGTCGAAGGCATCGCGCAGGCTGCCGCTGGCCAAGAAGTGTTCCACGATCTGCCGCGCCACCGGCGCCGTCTCGGGATCCAGTTCGTAGTTGAGCTTGCCCTCGGTGTAGCGGTAGCCAAACGGTGGTTTGCCCGCTTGGGGCTTGAGCTGCTTGCGGGCATACACCTGCCCGTGATGCACCCGCTCACCGATCAGCTCCGATTCCATCTGCGCCATGCCCATCAGCAAGTTGGCGTAGAAGCGCCCCATCGCCGTGGAGAGATCAATCGACTGATCGAGGCAGATCAGGTTCGGCCAGCTGTCTTGATTGAACAGGCGCAGCAACTTCCCGCCATGCACCGTGGATCGGCTCATCCGATCCATGCGCGTGCAGAGCACCGTGTTCAGCAGGCCCTGGTCGCAGCACTCCAGCAAGCGCTTCAGCTCCGGCCGGTCGTCGCGGGTGCCGGAGGCCACATCCACAAACTCCACCACCGGCTCACCCAACTTCTCGGCCTGCTCCCGAAGGCGGCTGAGCTGCTGCTCTAAGGCGTGGGCCTGATCCTCGCTTTCGGTGCTGACGCGGGCGTAGATCGCCGTCGTCATGGTTCAATTCGCTCCAGGCTATTCTGTGGCTACAGGCTTAGCCGCGCCAGAGCTGCTTGGCCTGAAACCACAGCCGAAAAGCCGCATGACCACTGCGATTTCAGACCTGACCGCTCAGCCGATCACGCGCAGCACTCTGCTGGAGCTGCTCAGCAGCGACGGCCAGGCCCATGAAAACCTGGGAGCGGGCGTCCGTGAGGCCTGCGTGTGCCTCCATGACGCCCGGAGCTACTACGACCTACCGGCGGTGCTGGAGGAGCCCTTGAGCCGCTTCCGCTGGCACCTCGATCAGGCCTTCGCGGCGCTGGAGGATGCCCGCGAGCTGATCTGAGCGGCAGCCTGAGCCGAATTGCCACTGGCCCTAGGGAATAACGCCCCTAGGGCTTTTTGCTGTCTTGACGCGCAGCAGATCTGCCTCGGACTGGCTAATTCGCTCTAGCGCAGTTTATTGTTGTGATTCGCGCTAGTCCCGCCATGCGACGGCTAGCGACTAACACATCCAAAGCCATGACCGCATCCCTTCACTTGGTGACGCGCAGGCCCAAGCGCATCACGATCACCGTGTCCTACGCCGTCGCGGAGCACCTCTTCACGATGAGCGACGAGCAGGGCCGCTCCACCAGCAACCTGGCCGCACACCTGCTGGAGGTGGCGCTGGAGGCCATGCACGGTGAGCCGCCGATCAAGAAGAAGTGGCCCGTCAAAGGCTGAGCGCATGGCCCCGCAAGGGGCCTTTTTCGTGGCGGTGTGCAGCAGTCCTGCGGCGGGTCGCAAGGGACTCGGCGACTAGCGCAGATATGCCTTGCCACTGCGGCTAGCCGTGGCTAGCTTCGGCACCGATCCGTTCAAATCCGTGCAAAACGGTGCAGATCGGTTCAGATCAGTTCAAATCGGTGCCACCTGGCGATGCCCCGGATCAACCTGACCGTGCAGCCTGAGCTGTACGACTACATCTTGAAACACAAGCCCAAAGCCCTGTCAGTGCCTGCCTTCTGCAGTCTGCTGATCGAGCAGTCAGCCTCGGATTCCCTTGACAGGCCCGTTACTCTGGGAGACACGAGCGCAGCCGGGGCTCCCTCTAATTCTTCTTATTCTTCTTCTAAAGAAGAAGAATTAACTTCTATACCTAATAAAACCAAGACGCGTGTGCGCGTGCGCGAGGCCACGCCCTACAGCGCCAAGGCGATCAGCGCTGATCTGGTGCCGGCCGACCTGCTCGATTGCCAGCAGCTGTTGCCGGAGTTTTGGGCGGTCAAGAAGGGAACGCGCTCTGAGGGCGTCTGGAGGCGCGTTTGCGGCAAGCTGCGTGGGTGGACCCCTGAGCAGCGGCGCGAGGCCCTTGAGCGGGCCATAGCGAGCGGCTGGGGCGATGTTTTTGAGCCACCTGCGGCTAGGGCTAACTCAGGGCAGCCTGGTGGCTACGTGGACTCGATCACCCGCGACCGCATTGAGCGGGACAAGTTCCTCGCCATGTTCTCGACCGAGCAGGAGGCCGCATGATCACCGAACAGGAGTTCGCGGACGTGCTGCAGGCCTTGAGCCGCACGCTGCCCCGCTTCAAGCCATGGGACTCCACCGCCATGGCCCTGGCTTGGATGACCTTCCCCGAGATGGCCAAGCAAGAGCTAACCCGTGAGGTGTGGCTCTATGCCGCCGGTCAGCGCCGCTTGGATCCAGCACCACCGGAGGACGTGCCGCTGGACCTGCAGCTGCTGAACTACGTCTTTCGCAACGAGAACGGCCGCGCCAACGTCAGCTGGGGCCTCAAGGCTGATCTGCCCGAGCGCATGCAGCGCCCGCATGTGTTCAACCCGCAGCCGCAGCCTGGGGCCGTGGTCCTGCCGCCGGAGCCTGCCGTAACCAACCCATTGCTGCAGGGGGCCGCATGGTGAAGCGCAAGCAGGATTGGGTGCCAGCCACCACCTTCACGACCGTCAAACTCAAGGCCAACGGCCCCAAAGCCGGACAGTCGGTTGAGGCTTGGCAGCGGGGCAAAGACAAGGAGCAGGATCGCTTTGATGCTGCCAAAGCACGCAAGCTGCAGCGAGGTGAGCTATGAGCCTCGGACCCTTGTTCGACTTTTCGGCTAGCGCTAGCGAGGCCTGTAGAGATCACGCCATCGCCACGGTCGGCAGCAATGCCGGACCTGAGTTCATGGAGCAGGCCAAGGCCGTCATCCTGGAGCGCCTCTCTGGCACCGAGTGCCTCGCTGAGGAGTTCCGTCGCGTCTGTGAAGACGCTGGCATCAAGCCCCATCACCACAACGCTTGGGGCAGCTTGACCAATCAGCTGGTGAAGGCCGGGATCCTAATCGACACCGGCCGCCTTGGCAAAAGCACCAGCGTCCGCAGCCATGCCCGCCGCCAACCGATCTGGAGGGTGCGCTGATGCGCCCAGCCTTTGATCTCAGCAGCGTCCAAGCGCTGCTTCAGCGCGGCATCAATGCGGGCTATTGGACGCTTGAACAGCTTGATTACCCACCTCCCGATTACGAACGGCAGATCCTTGACGCTCGACGTTCCCAATACTTCGGCCCGAACTATGAGCCACCAGTCCCCTACTTCAACCCGCTCCGATCCCCCAACACCGGGCAAGCCGTCCAACCGATCAACCCCCGCGACTTTGACGTGGCTGCAGCCACTAGGGCTAACGAGGGACCAAGAAACGTGGACCTACCGCCTCTCCAATGGCCACCAGTTCCCGGTGAGCGTCACCAGCCTGATCTCAGCCGTAACCAAGACGCCGCAACAGCTGGAGGCGATCATGGCCAGCCGTCACATCTGGGAACCACGGGGCAACACCATCCACAAGGCCCTAGAGGTGATGGCGCACCAGCGCTTCAACCCCAGCCCACCGCCGAACCTGTCTCCAGTGCCCCATGGTGACTACGGCGCTTGGATTGAACCGCTGCTGGCTCACGAACTCTGGGATCGCATCAGCGTGATCGGCGCTGAAGTCATGGCCTACAGCCTGCGCCGCAACGTCGCTGGCACCGCCGACCTCGTGATCCGCTTCGCGGATGGCACCTACGGCATCGCTGACCTCAAAACCCAAAGCTCTGAGCGCTCCACCCCTTACGACACCCGCCCGCAACTCGGCGCCGGCGTCGAAATGATCGGCGACCATTACAAGCTCCTGATCTCCCGCTGCCTCACGCTCTGGTCGCGGCCCGGCAGCTTGGTGATCCAGACGCACACTGCCGATGAATGCCTGCAGGCCTGGCTGGATGTCTGCGAGCAGTACGCCGCACGCTTTCGGCCGTGGTGACTAGGGCTAGCAAGCAATGCGTGTCTTAGTCGCCTGCGAGTACAGCGGCCGAGTCCGCGATGCCTTCCGCCGTCACGGGCATGACGCCTGGAGCTGTGACCTGTTGCCCACAGAAGTGCCTGGCCCCCATTTCATGGCGCCGGTACAGCACGTCCTCCATCTGGGCTGGGATCTGATGGTGGCGCACCCGCCCTGCACGCACCTCGCCGTATCGGGCTCGCGTCATTTCCACCGCAAGCAACGCGAGCAGGCCGAGGCTCTCGACTTTGTGCGGCTGCTGATGGCTGCACCAATCCCTCGCTGGTGCATCGAAAACCCGGTGAGCGTGATCAGCTCAGCAATCAGGCCACCAGATCAGATCATCCAGCCATGAGAATACGGCCACGGTGAAGTCAAGGCCACCTGCCTATGGCTTAGCAACCTGCCCAAGCTCCGCCCTACTGAATGCGTGGACGGCCGTGAGGCACGGGTGCATCGGATGCCACCAGGCCCTGATCGCTGGAAAGAACGCAGCCGCACGTTCCAAGGCGTTGCTGATGCAATGGCCGCTCAGTGGGGAACTGCAGCGCTGCCACCGATCACCGAACAGCTCCCCCTGCTTGTTACGCCTTGCTAAGGCTTCCTAGCCCTGTTGCCATAGGCTAGCTTATGGGCTATATTGAAGAGGTCAGGGGGCGACCCCACCCGCATCCACCTCATGTACTACATCGCTCGCAACACCCTCGCCGTTACCGGCCCGATGCCCAAGAAGGCCGCTTTGGCGCTCTGGGAAGCCAACAAGGCCACTGATGGTGCCCGCTACCAGCTCTGCAAGGAAACCGGCAGCATCAATCCCGTGGTCGTGATGGATCTGGCCTGATCGACTTCTTGGCTTATCAGCCCCCGCTGGGGGCTTTTTTAATGCCTGCCTGCTGCTGATCAGCCGCCGCTAGTCCACCAGCGCCCCATCCCGTGGCACTCTTGATCCGCCGGGATGGCCCGAATACAACACCCGCAAGGGGAATCAGGGCAGGAGCATGCGGCTCCATCGGAATCCCGGCACCCTCTTCGCTAGCCACCCTTGACGCCTAGCGTTGGCTAGCCTATTCTCGTGATTACGGGGGCGACCCCACCGCATCCTTCCCATGAACCCTCTCTGCACGGTTCTCCCAGACCTCCCCTCCTCCACCACGGACTGGGCTGAGCGCTACCTCTTCAACAGCGCCATCCTTTCCGACTACTGCCACGAGGAAGAACTCGACGATATGCACGCCACCTTCTTGGCGGCCGGCATCCCCTACACCGTCCAGTTCCGCCCCGGCACCCCTGACCCCCAGCCCTACGACTGGGCCGGCGAATGCCTCAGCGCAGCTGATCGCAACTCCTTTGCTTGCTTCCAGTGACTAGCCCTAACGAGCAGCAGCTGGCTTTCCTGCTGGAGCAAGCCGTCACCAACGACATCCACGAGGAAGACGCCGCCGACTTCCTCGACGACCACGGCATCCCCTGCTTTTCCCACAACCGTCAAACCCTCATCACCCTCGCCTACCGCAACGGCTGGAGACCCAACCCATGACATCTCCCTCTCTTCCTCCCTTCATCACCCGCACCACCCGCCGCACCTACTCCCGCACCGCACCTCTCCAAGCCGTGCCCTCACGTCCGCACCGCAAACCCTCCAAGCCCCAATCCTTCCTTGAGCGTCATGGCGATCTCATCACCTTCCTCTGGACTTGCATCCTCATCGCAGCCCTCGTCTACACCGCCTTCTCTTGAACCGCTGCTAGAAGAACTCACCAACCTCGCCATCAGTGAGAAAGCGATCCAAGCCCGACGACAAGAACTCCTTGACCTATTGGATCAACTGGTGGAAGCGGGTGAAGCAGAGGAGCAACTCGCGTGGAACGACTGCAAAATCACTCGCCGTAGCCGCAAGTCCTACACCTATCCCGCTCACATCCTTGAGCAACGCGAGCAGCTCAAGGCATCCGAACGACTTTCACTCGCCTTGGGCGAGGCCACGGTAACCATCAAACACTTCTGGGAAGTCCGCACTGCATGAAGGAATCCAAACGCACCAGCCGCTGGGTTGAGCTTGAAAATTACGACCACACAGCCAAAGGGGATGATTTCTTAGAGGTGACTGAATGGTCCAACGCTGAAGGCTTTGACTTGCACATCAGCCGTGGCGAGCAGACCATCTCGCTGACTTGGGGTGAGTTCACCGCTATCCAAGCAGCGTTGGGCGATTGGATTGACCAGCCAGCCTCCACTTGTCCGCACATCGTCAGCTCTGACGAGGGCACCAGCTACTGCAAGCTGGCAGAAAAAACGGCAGACCTTTTGGCCAAACTTAAATCCTGATCATCTCAACCCTGACCACATCCCCATGGCAACCAAGCTCAAAGCATCCTCCCTCCCCATCACCCTCACCGCCTATCAACGCGCCATCGACGCCGCCGCTCGCACCGTCTCCGGCATCCCCCGCGCTCAACTTGAAGCCATCGTTGCCGCCGCTATCACCGCCATCGGCAAACCAGACCATGACGACAAAGCGGCCTGAATACCAACCCTGTCGCCTCGTCTCCCTCTGCGGTCAATACCTCACCGTTAATGGCACCTTCTCCGCAGACCCTGCCCGCGCTCTCACCGCCGAGCGCTGGTACATCGAACGACAGCAGCAACGCATCAACACCGCCACCATCATCCTCCGCGCCTAGCGCCATCACCTTCGATGTGATCGGCATGGAAGCCGCCACGCAAGGCTCCAAGCGCGCCATGCCTAACGGCATCATGCTCGAAACCAACAAGCGCCTACGCCCCTGGCGCTCGCACATCACTGACGCCGCACTCGCTACCAACTACCCCCTCACCACAGCACCCGTCTCTATCTCCATCACCTTCCGCTTCCTGCGCCCCAAGGCTCACTTCAACAAGTCCGGTCTATCCCCTAAAGCACCACTCCACCTAACCTCCAAACACAAAGGCGACATCGACAAGCTCTCCCGTGCCGTGCTTGATGCCCTCACTGGCACTCTTCTTCACGACGATTCTCAAGTGGTTCAACTATCCGCCCACAAGCGCTACACCACACCAGAAGAACGTCCCGGTGCCCTCATCACCATCATCCCCCTCACGGCAACTTAAGCTAGCCAGCCTTGGCACCATGGAACCGTGGTCCGTCGTCGCTGAATACCCCTACACCGGCGAACCCTTCGGCCTTGTCTTCAATGACGACTCCACCATGGCTGAAGCTGAATACATCGCTCGACAACTCCTCGCCACCTTCCGCCTCACCGGCCTCTACCTCCCCTCCTCCTCACAAGACAACCCCGAAGGCAACTACCTCTTCCTCTTCACCATCGAACCTGAAACCATCCCCCGCATGGGCACCATCTGGGCCTACGGCGTAGACGATGCGGAACTCCGCCTGAACGTCCTAGCCTCCGATGGCACGCTCTTCATGCCCTCCCCCGGTTAAACTCCGGCCATGGCTAAAGAGCGCGGACACTACAAACTCAACGCCAACTTGATTGAAAAGGCAGCAAGACTTGCTGCTTTGGGTTGGTCTCAGCGCAACATCGCTGAAGCTTGTGGTGTTGATGATTCCACCTTTCGCATGTGGATCTCTAATGCCGACACTGCGGAGGCCACTGAACTTGAATCCGCGCTTTTAGCGGCTATTCAAGAGGCTGCAGCAGCAGGTGAAGAAGCCTTGGCCGCCAAAATCGCTAACGGCGACACACGCGACGCTCAATGGCTGCTCACTCACTCCGCACGCTGGCGTGATCGCTGGTCAGACGCAGCCGCCACACGACGCGAAGTGCTCAATACCCTCACCACTGTTGTCCAAGTCATTCAGCAGTCCGATCTGACACCCGAGCAGCAAGATCAACTCCTGCTCCGCATGCAGGCGGCTGGTCTTGGCGCTCTCGCTTGATCCGCTCAGCGCAGCACGCGCTCAGATCCAGCTGGGCCGCAGTGCTGGCCCTGTCGTGCGTGACAGCAATGCCCTGCTCGCTCGCATCTACAGCGACCTGCACCCCAAGCAGCAGGCCTTCATCGACGACACCGATCACAAGATCGTCGCCCTCTGCGCCGGCTACGGCTCCGGCAAAACCCGTGCCCTAGCCGCCAAAGCCGTCAACCTTGCCATCGCTAATCAGGGCTTCATCGGTTGCGTCATGGAGCCAACCGGCCCCCTGATCCGCGACATCTGGCAGAACGATTTCGACGACTTCCTAGAGGCCTACGACATCCCATACACTTTCCGGGCATCACCGCTCCCGGAATACATCCTTCACTTGCCAGGCGGTGATACCAAGATCCTGTGCCGTTCCTTTGAGAACTGGACACGCCTCATCGGTCTCAACCTTGCCTGGTGTCTGGCTGACGAGGTGGACACGGTGAACAAGACGCTGGCGCAAAAAGCATTCACTAAGATCCTCGGCCGCCTTCGCTCCGGTAACACCCGCCAGTTCGCTGCTGCCTCCACACCCGAGGGCTACAGCTGGCTGTACCAGAACTTCGGCACCGAGGAAGCCCTAGCCCGTGAGGATCGGCACCTCATCAGGATGCGCACCTACGACAATCCGCACCTACCGCCGGACTTCATTGAAACCCTGAAGGCCAACTACGACCCAAGCCTGCTGCTGGCCTACCTGGAAGGGCAATGGGTCAACCTCACCACCGGGCAGGTCTACGACCGCTTCAGCCGCGACAAGCACGTTCGAGAACTGCCTCAGCTGAAGGCTTCCAACGGTGAACAGCGCACTGACTACCCATCTG